CGTTGAATACTGGGGTGGGACAAAAACTGGACACGTCAAAAAAGACGGGACTTGGGGAGAATAAAATGAAAATATCTGAAGAAGGCATATCTTTAATAAAACACTTTGAGGGATGTGGTCTAAAGGCATACCAAGACTCAGTAGGTATTTGGACAATTGGATACGGTACAATTAAGGGTGTCAAAGAGGGCGATCAAATAAATCAAGACGAAGCAGAGCATTTACTACAAGAAGAGATGCCTGAATATGAGGGGTATATAAACAAAATGATTAATGTACCTTTGGATCAAAATCAATTTGACGCTCTTTGTTCTTGGGTTTTTAATTTAGGACCCACTAATTTACAGTCTTCAACTTTACTAAAAGTTTTAAATGAAGGTAAATATGACGAAGTGCCTGATCAAATAAAACGATGGAACAAAGCTGGTGGTAAAGTTTTGCAAGGATTGGTAAGAAGAAGGGAAGCAGAGGCTTTACTTTTTGAAGGTAAAAATTGGGAAAATGTATAAATGCCATACTCAAAAGTAAAATTTAGACCAGGCATAAATAGAGAGGGTACAGCTTACAGTAATGAGGGGGGTTGGTTTGATTGTAATCTAATTAGGTTCAGAGATGGCAGAGTAGAAAAATTTGGAGGCTGGGAAAAATTAACAGAATCTACGTACTTGGGAACTGCTAGGGCATTACATAACTGGATATCTTTAGGTGGTAGTAAATATCTAGGAATAGGAACCCATCTCAAATACTATATCAAGTTAGGTCTTCTCTTTTATGATGTCACACCTTTAAGATTGACGACTTCTGCGGGAGATGTAACTTTTTCAGCTACAAATGGCAGTTCTACTATAACTGTGACTGATTCAAGTCACGGTGCAGCTCAAAATGATTTTGTTACTTTTAGTGGTGCATCTAGTCTAGGTGGGAATGTAAACTCCGCAGTCCTCAATCAAGAATATCAAATTGCAACTATAGTAGACGCTAACTCTTACACAATAGAAGCAAAAAACACATCAGGTGTCACTGTTACAGCAAACTCTAGCGACAGTGGTAATGGCGGTAGTTCTGTGGTTGGAGCATACCAAATAAGCGTAGGTTTAGATGTTTATGTCCAATCGACTGGTTGGGGAGCAGATTCTTGGGGGGCAGGAGGTTGGGGTTCAGCGACCGCTTTAGGAGGCAACAATCAGCTTAGACTTTGGACACATGATAATTTTGGCGAAAATTTAATTATTAATGCTAGAGGAGGTGGCATATATAGATGGGTAGAAAATAACGGCGTAAGCACTAGAGCCGTCGAATTATCTGCTGTTTCTGGCGCTAACTTGGTTCCTACAGTAGGTTTACAAGTCTTAACTTCAGAAGTTGACAGACATCTTATAGTTTTAGGTGCAGATCCTATATCTGGTAGTTCAAGGACAGGAACTGTTGATCCAATGTTAGTTGCTTTTTCAGACCAAGAAAATGAACTTGAATTTGAGCCTTTAATAACTAATACCGCTGGTTCGGTAAGACTATCATCAGGATCTACAATTGTAGGAGCTGTAAAATCACGACAAGAAATAATTATTTTCACAGATACATCTGTTTATTCTATGCAGTTTATAGGTTCTCCTTTAACTTTTGGCCTTAATCTAATAAATGAAAGATCAGGTTTGATAGGACCAAAAGCAGCTGTGACTGCTGCCACAGGTGTTTTCTTTATGTCTTATGGAAACTTCTACCTTTACAACGGAACGGTACAGGAATTACCTTGTAGCGTTCACAATTACGTTTTTAGCGACTTAAATCAAAACCAAGCGTATAAGATACAAGCTTTTACTAACAACGAGCATAATGAAGTGGGTTGGTTTTATCCTTCATCCTCAAGCGAAGAGATAGACAGATACGTAATTTATAATACACAACAAAAGATTTGGTATTACGGACAATTAACTAGAACAGTATGGTTAGATTCAGGAGTAGAGCCTTTTCCTCAAGCAGCAGATAGCGGATATATATATCAACATGAGATAGGTTTTGATAACGATGGTAGTGCGATGACTAATGTTTTTGTAGAATCAGCCGATTTTGATCTTGGTGATGGCGATCGTTTTACGCAAATACAAGCTTTGATACCAGATATTAAGTTTTTACAAGATGCTAATGCTGGATCTTTAAATGTTGTTACCAAAGTAAGAAATTTTCCAGGCGACTCTCTTACTACTGACTCTACATCTGAGGTGACTTCTTCTACTCAAAAAGTTAATTTACGGGCTAGAGGGAGACAAGCGGTAGTTAGATTTGAATCAAACGACGATGCAAGTGGAAACGGCAACCTTTCAATCGGATGGCGTTTGGGAGACACACGATTAGACGTCAACCAAGACGGTAGAAGATGAGCAAACTTTTAGAAACACGCTTACCTACAGAGGTAGAAAGTTCTGTAACTAAAGAAACATTCAATCGATTAACTAGAATTTTAGAACTTAATTTAGGAACTTTTGATCCAGATAGCACACCACAATTTAATGACACTGAATTAGGTTCTTTGAAATTCAATCAAGGTGATGTAGTATGGAATACATCTATTGGGGTCCTGCAAGTATATACAGGAAATAAATGGATACAGCTTCATACGCCCAAGAATCCAAAAGGCTTTGAACTGCAATCAGAACTAGGTTCTGTAACTGTCAGAAATAACGGAGCGACAAGTATAGAGATTTGATATGCAACCTGTTAAAAACACAAATAAGTTGTATGAAGTAAAAAATTTACTTCTAACACAACCGTCTGACTGGTTCATTGAAGATCAAACTTTTAAAGCAATCAAAGATTCACAACTAGATATAGCACGTTTTTTTAAATCTAAAGGTCAAGAAAACTTAGATCAATTACCGTTACATACTATACTTAACGAGCCAATAAAAGATGTCTACACAGCTCCTATATTTTCTCAAACATTTTGCGACATATTCAAAGACGAGTTAGACAACATAATCAAGCATTTTGATTTCGAACCAAATACTGATGAAGACGTTCTCAGACAAATACCAGAGATAGTCTTACAAGATCACATACCTGATTTATATTTTTCCCTGATGCACGTGGTTACTAACATACTCAACCCAATATTTATGGGTCTTTGGGGTAGAATTGTCACGGACGGTGGCATACAAATAGCTAATTACAATATCAAAGATAAGAAACAAGGTGCTTGGCATCATGATTCAAGTGCAGATATAAGCGTGGTTGTACCTCTAAATACAGGAGATTACGAAGGAGGAGGTACAGAGTTTCATGGCAGAGGTATTGTAGATCCGTTGCCAACAGGGAGTGCTTTGATGTTTCCAAGTTTTACTCACATGCACAGAGGACTACCTGTAAAATCAGGTGATCGTTATTTATTAGTTTTTTGGTTAGTTTCTCTGCCAAGTTGGGTGGATAAAAAAACTTACTTACAAATGAATTTTGTTTAACAAAATGAGTAAAAACAGTAAAATTAAGACAAATGAATAGAATAGATAGAACGGGAACAGGAATAGCAAGTTTAGGTAGAGACGAAGATCAGTTTCTAGCACACGTCGCTTTAGGTGAACGTGTCGTACCACCTGTTATATCACCCGCTACTCAAGCACGTATTAACCAAGAGATGATAGCTGCTGGTCTTGATCCGAACGAATATACCGTCGGATCTGGTATGTCTATCAATCCGATTACAGGATTACCTGAGTTTGGTTTTTTTAAAAAAGCTTTCAAGTCAATAAAAAAAGTGGCTAGAAAAGTAGCGCCAGTAGCCATGTTAGTTCCAGGCGTTGGGACAGCGTTGGGTGGTGTTCTAGGTGGCATCGGTGGATTAGCCACTAGAATACCTGGCATTGGTGGTGCTTTAGGTCAAGCGGGATCATTTATTTCTGGTAAATTAGCGTCTGCGGGAATACCTGGCATATCACAAATTGCCAAAGGCACCGCTGGTGGTTTTGGGAATATAGGCAAAGGTTTAGGTTCTCTCGAGGGGCTACTAGGCGAGGGACCGCTTAGTGGCTTTCTTGGTGGACAACAGCAAACGGTAGATGAGATAGCATCTAGTGTGCCTGGCGCAAAAACAAGAGTAGAAAGGTTGAGAGCAGAAGGTAAAACTGACGCAGAAATTATGGATAACCTTATCCAGTCTGGTTATGCACAACCACAGTCAAAAGGTAATTTTAACTTTGGCAGAGCCATATTGGGCGGAGAAGGCCGCACACCACAATCAATTAAATCAATAGAAGATATGCTCAAAGGTCAATACACGCCTGGTGCTGGAGGCGCAGGTGGCGCAGGTGGCGCAGGTGGTATCTTTGGAGGCGGTCTAGGGGCTGCTGGTCTTGGTGGATTCTTAGGCAAACTAGCTTACGACGCAGCCAGAGATAGAGCAGGCGGTCTTGCAGTCACACCTCAAGTCAGTATGGATGCGCTAGGTAGATACCAACTAGCCTCTGATTTAGGAACTGGTGGCGATAGAGGTCAGTTCGGATTGGCACCTGCACCAGCTGTTTTAGATATAGCCAACTTGGGACAAAGACAAGCATTTTCTACTGGTGACGTAGCAACAAAGCTTGATTTAGATTTTGGTCAGCCAGGTATGATGTTAAGTACAAATTTGGGATTAGCTCAACCGATATCACCTACACCTCCAGACCCTAATAGATTACAAAAACTTATTGATGGATGGGCGCAAGTTACTGTGGAGGGTGGTCAAGTTTCTAGAGACTTATCTCCAGAGTATATTGATGAAATTTTAAAAGAATCTGGTAGAGATGAAAATGATCCTGCTTTGAATCAAATGTTGCAACAAGCTTTACAGAAAGAATTTGAAAGGCAACGCTTTGCAGTAGGAGGAGTAGCCGAACTAGATTTACGTGGAGGCGGAGAATCAATAGGACCAGGCACAGGCACTTCTGATGATATACCAGCGATGTTAAGTGATGGTGAATTTGTTATGACAGCTAAAGCTACTAGAGGGGCTGGCGCCTTCAATATGAAAAAAAATAAATCAGGTATTGAGTTAGTAAAAGGCGGTAAACCTTCAAGAGAAGAGGGTGTTGAAAACATGCGCGAGTTAATGAATATTTTTGAGAGTATTTAATGGCGATTTCAAGAAATCCAAGAACCATAAACCCTGTAGCGACTGGATTTGTACGTGATGAAAGAACATCCGACCCTTTTGTCAGAGAGGCGCTTTTTGGTTCACCTGACACGCCAGGACTTATTGCACAAGCAACACAAGCAGCTAACAGAGTATTTGGCGCCCCAGCAATACTTAGAGAGACAGCTGATCTTGATCCGTTTGAACAGTTAGCAAGACTACAAGCTCTTCAAGGTATAGGGTCTTTTCAGCCTTTTTTGAGTAGACAACAAGAATTATTAGATGAGGGGACAGACGCTGCTAGAAGTGCAGCCAATTTACAATTTGACCCAAGATTAACGGAACAATTTTATAACCCTTTTGAGCAAAGGGTAGTTCAACAAACTATAGATGATATTTTTAAAAGCGCAGAAATAAGAGATGCGCAACAAAGGGCTAGAGATATAGAAAGAGGTGGTGAATCGGCTTTTGGTTCAAGAGCAAGGTTAAGTGCAGCAGAAAGGCAATCTGCTTTAGGTAGAGGGTTGGGAGAAGCTTTAGCTGCTATAAGAGCAGGTGGCTTTGAAACTGCTCAACGATCTGCGATTGATGAATTTGGAAGACAAGCAAGAGCTAGAGAGGGTTTTGCAGATAGGTTATCAAGATTTGGTGGTCAATATGCAGGACTCGGTACTGATGTATTTAATTTAGGTCAAAGACAAAGAAGTGAATTGACTGGACTTGGACAAACAGCTAGGGATTTAGATGAGACACGTTTAGGAAGACAATTTGACCAAGCAGTTCAAACTAGGACAGCGCCTTTAGCAGCGGCTCGCGCCGTTCAGGGATTTATACCACAATATCAATCTGGCTTCTCAGATGTAAGAACCACTTATGGTATGCCACAAGACCCTTTGGCAACTGGTATAGGAACATTCTTGAATGTTTACGGAACAATGAATCCCTACAGTAATGTGCCTACAGGTCAGAGTGTTTACAGAACTTAAAGAGGTGTAGAATTGAACGTACTTGATAGAAAAATGTTTTCACAAGGAGACATAGTAGTTTCAAAAGTTTTAACACCCTCGCAAATAAATCCTATAGAGATTACTACCAAAATTATCAATCAGGATGGTAATTTTTTTGCAATCAAACAAAAATCTAACGGACAAATAATTGATCAAGAGTTTGTTGATGTAACTTTATCTCCAACAGGCGATCCTGTCGAAGCATACGAAAGACAACAAGGTAATAAATTGGCACTTGGTATAGGTTTAACTGGTACAGCTATATCTGCTCTACCGTTAGCAGGAACTAAAATAGGCGGTAAAGTCATATCAGGTATTGGAAATTTATTTGGCAGATTAAAAGGATTCACACCTGTAAAAGTTACAAAAAAACCATACCGCACTGTTGCGGGTCAAAAAGGTTTTCAAGCATTACCTAAATTTGATCCAAGATCATACCAATATGACGTACAGAAAGGCCCAGCAGCCCTTTTAGGTGGCACTGCTGCAGCTACTGCAGGTTTTCGCTCTATAACTACACCCGAGGATGTACAAGAAGAAATTAAAGAATTAGAGGCTACACAAACTCAAGGTGAAATTGATGATGAGACGAAGCAAGGAGACGCTGGTTTTGAAGTTGTATCGACTGGTGAACAGGACAAAGATTTAGTCAACGAGGGTAGTGAATTAGAAGTAAAAGCAGCATTAGATTCAACACCTGAAGAAAGACAATATAATATATTTCAAACCAAAAGCTTTTCAGATCTTATGAGAAATATTGGTATAAAAATGGTTGAGACTGGTCAAATAGATGCTGGTATAGCTGAAGGATCAGCGTTGACTGCAATAGAACAAAAAGAAGCCGAAAAGCCCAAAGATGCTTCAGATTTTCAAGAGTTTTTAGCAAAAGAAGAAATCAAAAACTTAAACAAGTTTCAAGACAACTCAGCTAAATATGCAAAAGATTTATCAGAAAGCATATTTGAAGTAGAAACTTCTGATGGTGTATTAAAAGCAATTACCGAAGCTAAAAAATTAGTACAGACAGGAGATGCTACGGGGATTGGTCCACTTTTCAGAGAATACTTTAATGAAGCACGTAGATTCGCATTTGGAGCAAGCATACCACTTAGCACCAGAGAAGCCGCAAAAAATTATATCAACGATATTATTAACGGTAATATCAAAGAACTTACTGGAGAGAGTGGTCGAACAATTTCAAATTTAGACAGACAAATTGCAGGAAGTTTAGTTGGTAAAATAGAATGGAATTCAAGTAAAGAAAATGTTCTTGATAAATTAGATAAAGCCTACGCAAGAGCGCAATCAAGATACAAACTTGGTATAACCAATTACGAGGCGAGCTTGAAACCTTACGCAAAATATAATACGACACCACCTTTTGATTTAGGAAAGTCTATTTCAGATTCAGGTCAAGGGGATACACAAGAAAAAAGAATTAGACTTACAATAAAATGATATATGAAATTGAAGTACCAGATGGCAGAATCATTGAAGTCGAAGGAGAGCCTGGACAAGAGGAACTAGCTGTTAAAAAAGTAAGGGAATACTTAGCCAAAGAAGCTGGCGGCAAAATATATAACGAAAGTCAATTTGATTACCAAACAGGCATAAGTGACCTAGCACTTAGAGCGCAATTAGATACTGCCGAAACTAAAGAAGAGAAAGAACGTGTATTAAGTAGATACGTGGGATCAAGTGGTTTTATTTACGACTCTAACGGTAGATTAGCTGTTACACCTAACGGTCAAAGGAGACTAGGTCTAAAACCATTGAATAAAAATATTATTGTAGATGAAGAGGGTATATCAATAGCTGACTTTGCAGATTTTGCAGGAACGGTTGGCCCTATAGTTGGTGCAATTGCAGCACTCAATCCTTATGGAAGAACAATAAAACAACTCAAACCTATATTGAAAAATGATAGATTAGTCCGAATAGGTGCAACAGCTTTAGGGTCTGCTGGTGGTAAGGCAGCTGAAGAAGCTTTCGAGATTATTAACGCTACACAAATGCAAGACGCTAGTGAAATATCTAAGGAATTATTACAGGAGGGGATTATTGGTGGAGCTTCACAAGGTATTTTTGAAGTTGGTGGCAAAGCTTTATCTGCTTTGTTAGGTCGCAAAGCGCCTATAGTAGATATTGATATTGCTAGGGCGATAGCGCAAGGAGCAGATCCAGATGAGGTAGCTGATTTAAGTCGTCGTTTAGGCAGAACCGCAACTTTTGAAGATGTGAAAAAAGCGCAAGAATCTGAACAAATAGCCACTTTTGATGCCGCAGCAGTTTCACAAAGAGCATTAGGTAGGGCTATACCAGGTAGAATTCAAGCCGCTGCTGAAACAGTTTTTGGTAGAACAGAAAGAGATAAAGAATTAATAAAATATGGTACAGGCCGATTAGAAAAATTGTTAAAAGACCAAGGAGATGTTTCTGCAAGTTTAGAAGATTTTGCACAAGCAACACAAACAGGTAAATTGACTCAAAGGCAGATAGAAGAAATCAAAAGAGATTTGTCTACAAAAGCTAATAAGTCGCAACAATCTCTAGATGAATTTATAAACAACGCCATAAAAATGATAGATAATGGGGCGTTGACTAACAACCCAGACAGAATAGCTGTTGGTCAACTTTTACGTGATCAAATAAAAAAAGCGTATGATTCTAATTTTGGTCAATTTATAGACGAAGAGGGAAAAGAAGTTGCTGGAATATTTGTAAAACGAGCGCAAGAAATAGATGCGAGAATAAGAGCCGCTGGACTTCAAGAAATTAGTAATGGCTTAAAAATAAAATTAGAACCTTTAATTAAAAAAGTGGATGATTTAATAAAATCAAATCCAGGTTTAGAGTTGATACAAGCTGTTGAAGGCGTAAGGGGTGGAAAAATTGGAGTTATAAGACAAATTTTAGCAAACGCAGAAAAGCAAGGGGGCATGTCTATAGAGGGTTTGTCAAATCTACGTTCTGCTATGTTGGCGGTTCAAAGGTCTGCGGGATCAGAGGCAAAAGAAGTCACTAGAAATATTAAATTAATAGTTGACGATATAAATAAAATTTTTGATGAACTTTCAGAAGGATCAATAGTTAGCATAATCCAAAAATCACCAGGTCTTAGAAGAACATTCGGAGATGAAAAGAACAGAATGATAAGAGATCTGAGTGATTTAGAAGCCGAAGATATTATGGCTGACCCAAGTGGTTTAGTGCCTCAAGTGAAAACTTTGATAGATATAACTAAAGATTTAAAAAAATACAACGCGGATTATAGAAAAGCTGTAAGACCTTTTGATAACTCTATAGTTGCCATGATAAGAAAAGACGCTGCCTATGATTCTTACGACGTTGATGAAATAATTAAATACGTTGTTAAAAAAGATCGTCCAAAAATATTAGAGGGTGTTTTAAGAGCAATACCAGACAACTTAAGCAGGGAAAGAGTAAAAAAAGAAATTCAAAAAGATTTTATAAGAGAAGCATTAGACTCACCTAACGTAAAATTAGATACTGGAGAGGTCAATCCTGTAGCTTTTGCCAATTATTTTAGAAGACAACTAGGGTCAACACGCAAAGTATTATTTGATGATATTCCTGATCTAGAACGTGTTTTAAATGATTTCAGTAAAATTAATAGAAAGATTGATGCAAAAAAATTAGAAAAAATAGTAGACAGGATTGAAACCAAAGACTTGTCAAAGGCAGTTGATGATTTAGTTAGGAATGAAAACAAATTACACGAAGCTGAAACTGATAGGTTGTTCAGAAGAATTGAGACAGCTGAACCTGATGAAATTGTAAATTTAGTATTCAGAAATGGACAAGCGGGAAATATTGAAAGATTAAAAAATCAAGTTTTCAAAAATAAACCCGAAGAGTTTGCAAATCTACAACAAGACAGTATGCGAGAGTTGTTACGTTTGGTGCAAGGACCTGGTAAAACTGTTGATGAAGTGTTTAAACCCGACGCATTAGAAAGAGCTTTAAATGCGAAAGGCGATGCTACATTAAAAGCTATGTTTGGAGATGAAACCGTTAAATCTTTAAGAAGCTTAGTAAGAGATTTGAGAGTGATGACAGCTTCAGAAGGGGGGGGAGCTGGAACTTTGATAGCTGGAGCGGTTGCTGTAAACGCTTTTAACATATCTATGTTACCTACATTAGCTCAACTATATTTTGTTGGATCGATACTTAGAAATCCGAGTACAGTAAGAAGATTAGCAAAATCTGATGCTGAAAGTGTAAATTACGTCATGCGGGCTTTCAAGGATGCTATTAGACTTATACCTCCTGTGTTATTAGGTCAAGAAATAGCTGATGTTGGCGAAGATGTATCCGATTTTACAGAAGAGACCTTAGAAGATTTAGACGTAGATTTTGATTTAGGAGAAACAACTGGTCAAATAAGAGAAGCTATCAGAGAGATTCCAAGACCCCCTCAAGTTTCTTTAGACTTACCAGAAGTAAAAAGCATACCTACCGCAACATTAGCAAGAAGAGGACCAACACTCTTACCAAATCCAAGAGATCAAGAAATAGCAGAGTTTTTAAGTTAGTCCAAGCTCGTCTCTATCAAATCCCAACGGACTCTCAGATAAACAAACTAATTCAGAACGGTGTAAGTGAATATATGGTTCTGAATCTTCGGGTAATTGTGGTTCCGCAATCGTACCAAACCTAACGTCATAGATTTTATTTTTATCCCAAGTGTGGGAATAAACACTATCCTTCATAGCAAACACCAGAACGAATGGTCTGTTCGTTGCTAGGGACAAAGCAGCTCCCATTCTAAGTTTAGATGCACTTAACAAAAGCGTCTCGTATTTGTTGATGCCAAAGCTTCTACACTTTACTTCCATCCAAAAGGACTCGTACTTACTTTCACACCAATAATCCAACCCGTAAGAGACTGGCAGTTTATGACATCTAACGTCCCATAAACCCTCTATAAATCCAGCTACACGTTCTTCACGTTTTTGATCGTTAATCGTTTCCATTTTTGGTTTTGTCATTTGTAATACCTCCATTAATCTTCAAAAAAGTTAGGATCTATCGCCACTAGACGTTTCATCGGTCTACCTGTTTGTTTCACGCGTACATCCTTCTCTTGTACTTCTCCAGCATTTATCAATCTATTTATTATTTCTTTCACTTCAAAAGATTTCATTGACCTAAATATTTCTTTACGATCTATATCTCTTTTACTGATCCCCATTTCACCTTGCGTTCTGATAAAACTTAAAACTTGTTTGATACGACTTTCCATTTCAGAGCCAGCTACTTTATCTTCGCACGTCGCCACCATCAGTTGATCGTAATAGTAAACATAGTCTATTGCCCACTTAGTCATATCTGCGGTAATCTTTCTAGAATTAGGTTTATCAGCCAATTGACATATCAAAGCCAATCGCATCGCTTTTTCTCTCGTTCGCGAGAGTAATACTTCCAAACCGTCTTTCTCCAGTTTATTCTGCTGATCCACAAGTTCATGGGCTAATTTGTTCAAAAGCTCTTTTGCATCGTCATCAAAAGAAATTACACGTTGACTAAGATTCATCTCAGCGTTGTCTCTGGCTATCTCCTCCATATCGTTCATGGGCGCTCTCACTTGTCTAACCCACTCACATACTTTGTAAGATGGTTCAATATACGGGACCATTCTACCTACCGTTCTAGGCAGTTTAGATTCCACCACAATAAACCTGTTCAAAAATCCATCAACTATACGTCCTGTTGATAAAGCACCGTAAAAGTTTCTTGGTACAGACATACCAATCAAAGTTATTGCTGGCTTGATAGTATGACGATCTAAGGCTTCCTGTTGTTGTTTTTGAGTAAAGGTCATCATAGAGTAATTATCTGGCCTTAACGTGCCATGACAACGTCCCCAAGCCTCCATTAAAACCTGTATGGCGTCCTCTTTATTAGAGTTAGTAGATTTTGATATAGACTCTAATCTTTTACCAAATTCATCCATTACGGTTACGTGTGTAGGTTTGTGACGCAGTAAACTATATACTGCGCCACTAGACGTATAGCCGTCACCCGCCATCAAATCTTCAAAGCCTGCCCCTTCTAATATTGTTTCGATTACTGTTTTTACATTTTCTTTACCTTGTCCAGATTTTGCTATACACATAAAAAACAAAGACGAAAAATTATTCATATCCGTCTTATACATACGACCTAAAGCTACAGAGCCTAACGCTAAAGCTGTCTGCAAAGATAAAGATGGCTGTTGTATTTGTGCTATCTCCTCAGAATATTCGTAGACATCTTTGAGTATGCCTGGTGGTTCATAAAGGTCTGTAGGTTCTTTTACATTGTAAGCACGTTGTATAAAAGCTGGGGCTTGTTGGTTTTTTCTATCGTGTGTTTTTTGTATAGAATTAACTGTGGTGGATACTTCAGATCTTGGTAAAGGTGGTTTGTTTTGTTGATTCCAAGATTGCACAAAAAATTCTACCATTTCTATAGATACGCCTTTGGCTATTAGATTACCTGCTAATCTAGCTGCGTTATCATTACGACTACCTTGTACTACACCTGTCAATTCAAAAGGTTGAGAAATGCTTTTGGTGCTTACTTTATCTACACCTGTAATCATCTCCCAGTGTTCTTTTGTTAGATCGGGTAAATCATTAGTGTCATGCCAGTCCCACTCCTCTATAAATTTAGGCTCGTATATAGCACCAGTAGCATGAATGTTGTAAGGCGCTATGATAAGTCCACCTTCTCCTCTAATATCAATTAGTTTAGCAGGATCTAAAGTATCAGTTCTTCTAGCAACATAGGTTGTAAAATTTTCAGGGTTGTTATAGTAGTAGTGCATACCCTTACCCGTCGCCACCTTGCAAGGTGTATTAGGTAAGTTAGTTTCTGCCCAGTTAACAGCTTCAGGCGTATCGGCATCAACGACAATAAACTTACCACATATCAAGGCTACGACAAGGTCATCACGGCCTTGAAACCATTTTGTTATTTCTTCTGTCGTCGGTTGTCGTTCTTTGAACTTTTGCCAACCACCTAGTTCTTTTGGTGGGACTTTATTATGGCGCAGTAATGGTACAGGACTATAACCACTTTCCGCATACGCAAGAGCGAGTTCCAACGCAGTATCCTGCGCGGACGCTTTGACGTTTAGCACTATTCAACCGTTTCACTTTTATCTTTTAACTCATCTATGGGACCGTAAATAGAAAAGAAATCCAATTTGCCCCCAGATGCCACTATTATCTTTTTAGCCTGTTCAGTTGATGGCTGTCTGTTGCCATACCTCCAGGCTTTTACCGTATGTGGCGAACAGTCGAATAGATCGGCTGCGGTATCTATGCCTAAAAATTCAATATAACTACTTAGTGTTACTCGTTTCACTTCACGCTCCTTAAATTCAGGCTCCAATCCTTGACTGTATAAATCCATCAATTCCTTTTCGCCTAGTTGTTGTTGTCTATGAAAGTAATTAATCTTCCATTGATTCGGGTTGATTTTTGCTTTGTTCATCTGTACTATATGTCTAATTGTGTTTTCTTGTGATTGTAGCATGAAAACATTTACATTAACAACTGGAGAAAAAAATGAACACAAGTATCCAAGAACGCATCAAGTCACCGAGCGATTTAGTTGAGTCGCAAGGCGCCAAACTTTTAGTATACGGCGAAAGTGGTGCGGGTAAAACAACTCTTTGTCAAACGGCTCCTGGTAAAACATTAGTCGTTAGTATGGAGAGTGGTCTTCTCTCTATTAAAGATGCTCCTGATCTTGATGCAATCGAGGTCAAGGAAGCTTCTGAGATTGAAGAGATAGCTCAACTACTAGAAAACGGAACACTACAATACGATACCGTTTGTCTTGATAGTGTTACGGAAATGGCTGAAATCTTGCTTTCGCAAGAAAAAGCCAAAAGCAAAGACCCCAGACGTGCGTACGGAGAGGTTATCGAAGTGATGATTAAAACGATGCGTAGGTTTAGGGACCTACCTGTTCACGTCATATTCATTGCTAAACAAAGCAGAGAGCGTGACGAACAGACAGGAGCTTATCATTATCAACCGATGATGGTTGGCGCCAAACTTCCTACGCAGATACCTTACTTCTTTGATGAAGTATTGGTCCTTCGTACGTTTGACGACGAAAATGAAGAAGGTAAAACCGTCACCTCAAGATGGTTACAAACGAGAATTGGACAGAACTATATTGCCAAGGATCGTTCAGGTAAGTTAGACGGGTTTGAGTCACCTGATCTAGCTAGTGTAATAAACAAACTCGGATTTGCAGGAGGTGCAGAATGAGTGACTTTGAAGGATTGGATATAGATCTGGATGCCGCAGAGAGTAGTTCTGCAATTCCAGAAGGTGATTACCCTGTTGTAATATTGTCTTGCGAAAAGACAACGTCTGCAGCTGGTAACGACTACTTGAAGTTAGAGGCTGAAGTAACGGGTGATAACTACGCTGGTTGGAAATTAAGAAAAAACTTCAATCTTTGGTATGTAAATGACGATAAAATAAAGCAAGAAGAAATTAGAGGATACGCCAATAATGACTTCGCTCGTTTAGCTAAAGCTGTTGGTTTTACCGAAGTTCCTAAAACTGCTTGGGAGTTTCAAGGTAAAACTTTTGAGGCTAGGGTTGTTATAGTAGAGGATCAAACTGGAGAGTATGGTCCTAGTAACGAAATCAAATCGTTTTTGCCTGCACAAAAAGGATCTAATCCAAGTGCGCCTAAAGCTGCTGATTTACCACCTAGTATGAATGAGTCAAACGATTCGTCTCCAGGTGAGGTTGCTACCCCCAGTAAACCTTCACTGTAATCGTTTCGGCTACGCTAGGAGTCGTTAGAGCCAAGCTCACCCTAGCACTTTCCGTATAAATCCCAATTCGTTTTTAAGATAGATAACCAATCGTCCATAGTCATAACAGCTATAGCTTGGTTGTCGCGTACCCAATCAGGATTGATCGCGTACAGAGGTATGCAAACTCGTATCGGTTTGCGATTGTATTTGTAGATAAGTACGGGGATGTTGTCTTCGCAACTTGCACACACTTGTCGCCACCATTCAGGCTTTACCCAATCGCCTTCTTTGTAGAACTTACACTCTATCGCGTGGTTTGGTATTTGCAGGTCGCAAAGATCACTTTGCTGATATTGATCCAAATTGCGCTTAGTTTGAAAGTCTATACCTTCCTCTATAAAGAAGTTATTTAGTATACGTACAACGTCTCTTTCAAACTGAGCGCCTTTGTTTCTGGAATTAATCTTGGACATCTAAGTCAAGTGTAACAACATTAGGGCTGTTGTATACAGTTGGCTTTTCACCTTTCAAGTGTCGCATGTAGGCGTGTAGATGTTCTTCCATAGTCAGCCAAGCCACGTCCATTTGTTCGTTAGTTATCTTA